TTAGTATCTGGTATGAAAGAATATTACATCTTTAATGACAAAGGTGTTGTTTCTGGAGACCAAGCATCTGGTATTCCAATTACAGTAGACTCAATCTGTTATGTTTCATCTGGTTTAAAGGATGCAAAAAGACAACATTCTATTGGACACCTACATAAAGTAATTAAACCACTAAACCAATTGAGATTGGTAGAGGATTCGGTTGTTATTTATCGTTGGACAAGAGCTCCAGAACGTAGAGTTTTCTATATTGATGTAGGAAACTTACCAAAACAAAAAGCAGAACAATATCTCTCTGATATTATGACTAAGTATAAAAACAAAATCGTTTATGACGGTAGTACTGGTGAAGTGAGAGATGACAGAAAACATCTTTCTATGTTAGAAGATTTTTGGTTCCCACGTAGAGAAGGTGGACGCGGCACAGAGATTGAGACACTGCCAGGCGGGTCTAATCTTGGTGAGATGGATGATGTAATATATTTCCAAAAGAAATTATACAAGTCACTCAATGTGCCTATATCAAGACTTGAACCAGAAAATAGTATTCAACTTGGTAGAGCGACAGAAATATCTAGAGATGAATATAAATTTAATAGGTTTATCGTAAGACTAAGAAATACATTCAGTAATCTATTTTTAGACTTGATGAGAAAACAACTTATTTTGAAAGGTGTTATAACACCAGATGAATGGGAAAATATGAGTGAAGATTTAATCTTAGATTACACTCAAGATTCTTATTATACAGATGTTAAAAATACTGAAATGTTAAGAGATAAAATTACATTGATTGGCGAAATGGAAGGTATGATTGGCAAATACTATTCGGAAGAATGGGTTAAACGAAACATACTAAAAATGAATGACGAAGAAATCAATGACATGGAAAAACAATTAAAGAAAGAGGCAGAGACTGCCGAACCTGAACCACAAGAAACTGATGGGGATGATAGTGATGACGGTGGAGAACAAGACAATTCTCAGAGTCAATTTGAATTTTAGGAGTGAATTATGAGTGAACAGGAAGAAAATATAAATACTACTAATACAGATATCGTTGATAACATTGTATTAGGCAACGTATCAGATGCTAAGGATGATATTACATCAATGTTAAATCAAAAGATTGCAGCTGAAATTGAAGATCATAAAAGAATTTTTGCTGCATCGATTTTTCAAGATGTTGAACCAGAAACTTTAGAAACGGAAGAGTAATATGTTATCTTTTGGAGACTATTTAGAAAACGACTTAGACGAAGCAATCAAACGCAAGGTTGTGATCCGCAACGGCAAGCGAAAAATTAAATATGTCTCTGACAGGCCGGGATATACGGTAAAAGATAAACGCGAAGTTAAAATTGGTGCTGGTGATGCAGTTAAGATGAGTATCAGGAATAAAAAATCAGCTAGAAAACGTGCCGGAAAAGTATCTATTGCAAATACAAAAAGAGCACGCTCTAACGTAAAGAGGACAGGACTATGAAACTCATTACCGAAATCGTAGAAGATATTAACATTGTAGAAGAAAAAAATGGAAAAGGTCTTTACATTGAAGGCGTTTTTTTACAATCCAATGTTAAAAATAGAAATAATAGAGTATATCCAACAGAAGTTTTACAACAAGAAGTAAACAGATATACAGAGAGTTATATTAATAAGAACCGAGCGTTTGGTGAATTAGGACATCCAGACGGACCAACAATCAACCTAGAAAGAGTATCCCATATGATTAAGGATCTCAAACTAGAAGGTGATAATTTCATTGGTAAGGCAAAAATTATGACTGAGACACCATATGGTGCGATTGTTAAAAACCTTATTAGTGAAGGGGCACAACTTGGTGTATCATCTCGCGGAATGGGTACAGTGAAAAAAACAGGTGATGCAAATGTGGTACAGGGTGATTTTTATCTTGCAACCGCAGCGGATATCGTTGCAGATCCATCTGCACCAGATGCCTTTGTAAATGGTATTATGGAAAATAAAGAATGGATTTGGGATAACGGTATTATTCGTGAAGCTGCTATCGACTCCTATGCGAAGGAATTGAAAGAAGCGAAAAGTAAACAACTTGAAGAAGTAAAGATTAATTTATTTAAAAATTTCTTGTCAAGTTTATAATATTATAAATAAATATGATTATACCAGATTACAGGTAAAAATAAGTAACCTTATAGGAGACCAAAAATGGCAGATAAAGATTTAGAAATTCAAGAAACAGAATCTGTTGTTGAAGAAACTGTCGCTGAAGAAACTACTAACGATGTGGTCGAAGAGGCAGTTGAAGAAATTACAGAAACTGACAGTGTTACAACTGAAGAAGTTCTAGCCGAAGACGATCTCGAAGAGGCAAAATCAAAATCTGAATCAGATGATGACGAAGATGATGATGCCGATGACGAGGAAGATGAGGATGAGGATGATAAACCATTCCCACCCAAAAAAGAAGGCTGGAAAAAAGGTAAGAAAGTGGCAAAGGAAGATATTGATGTAAAAGAACACATTGATGCGATGCTTTCTGGTCAAGATTTAACAGAAGACTTCAAAGATAAGGCTCAAACAATTTTTGAAGCCGCAGTTCTTGACAAAATCAATGAGGAAGTAGACCGCATGGAAGATCAATATGCGGAAACACTTGAAGAAAACCTTGTTGAAATTCGTTCAGAGATTTCAGAAAAAGTTGATGAGTACTTGACTTATGTTGCTAAAGAATGGTTAGAAGAAAATAAACTAGCCGTTGAGAACGGTTTAAGACTTGAAATTATGGAAGGTTTCATTAAAGGTCTTAAAACAGTATTCACCGAAAACTATATTGACATTCCAGAGGAAAAGGTTGACCTTTATGCTGAGTCAGTAAAGAATTTGGATGATACACAATCTAAACTTAATGAAGAAATTGAAAAGAATGTAAAACTTTCTCGTAGACTCGAAGAATCTACGAAAGAGATTGCACTTAATTCAGTAACTGAAGAATTAACTTTAACCCAAAAGGAAAAAGTTCGTTCGTTGAGTGAAGGTGTAGAGTTTGTTTCTACTGAGGATTATACTGACAAACTAAACATCATTAGGGAAAACTATTTCCCACAAGATGGTGCAGAAGTTGCAAGTGAAATTCTTGATGAAAGTGAAACTGAAACTGCGGTAGAAGATTCTCCTGTTGTTATTCAAGAGGAAGCTTCCAAACAAACTGTAACTAGTGCGATGGATTTCTATGCAAACACATTGTCACGATTTGCTAAAAAATAAAATATTATAAATAAATATTGAAGTTATCTAACTTAAATTAAATCAGAAAGTAAACTTAAAAGGAGACTATGATGTATACAGAAATGCATTTGTCAGATCAATTACAGGAGAAGTGGAAGCCAGTGATTGAGCACCCAGATCTTCCAGAGATCAAGGACTCTTACAAAAAAGCGGTAACTGCTATGCTCCTTGAAAACCAAGAGAAAGCGGCACGTGAAGAGCATGCCATGCTGAACGAGGTTAATGTTGTTGGTGCAGGAATGTCACCAACAGCGGGAGAAGGTGAAATTGCAGGTATGGACCCAGTTCTTATCTCGCTAGTTCGCCGTGCAATGCCGAATTTAATGGCCTACGATGTACTTGGAGTACAACCAATGTCAGGACCAACTGGACTTATCTTTGCGATGCGTTCACGTTATGACAACCAATCTGGTACAGAATCATTTTTCAATGAAGCTGATACCGCCCATACTGCAACAGGTTCACATGCAGACACTGACCCATTTGCTGGTGCAGTCATCGCCTCTGGCGCTCTTGACGAAACTGGTGGAACTTTTGCATCAGGTGCTGGTGGTTCAACTGCCAATCTTGAAACATTAGGTTCAGGTGCATCAAACCCAATGGGTACTGGTGGACATTTCAACCAAATGGCATTCTCAATTGAGAGAATCACTGTGACCGCAAAGTCACGTGCCCTCAAAGCAGAATACACAATGGAACTTGCACAAGACTTAAAAGCAGTACACGGTCTTGATGCAGAGTCCGAACTCTCAAACATCTTGTCAACAGAAATCATGACTGAGATTAACCGCGAGGTTATCCGCACAGTTTATGCTTCTGCTGTACTTGGTGCCCAGAATCAAACAACCACAGGTATTTTTGACTTAGATGCAGATGCCGATGGACGTTGGTCTGTTGAGAAGTTTAAAGGACTTCTTTTCCAAATCGAACGTGAGTCTAATGCAATCGCAAAAGCTACTCGCCGTGGTAAAGGTAACATGTTAATCTGTTCATCTGACGTTGCATCTGCTCTTGCAATGGCTGGTGTACTTGATTACAACCCTGCACTACAAAACAACATCACTGCTGATGACACTGGACAAACTTTTGCCGGTGTACTTAACGGTAAAATGCGCGTGTACATCGATCCATATTTCGATGCTGCTGGTGCATATGAAGTTGCATGTGTGGGTTACAAAGGTACTTCACCATATGATGCGGGTCTTTTCTATTGCCCATACGTACCATTACAAATGGTTCGTGCAGTAGGTGAAAATACCTTCCAACCAAAAATCGGTTTCAAAACACGCTACGGTATTGTTGCGAACCCATTTGCTGAAGGTTCAACTGCTGGTAACGGTGCTATAACTGCCCGTACAAACCAGTACTACCGTATCTTCCGTATCGACAACTTAATGTCATAATAATAATTATAATAGACATTATACTATTAGAGGGGGTTTCGACCCCCTCTTTTTTTATATAAATATAATGAAAGGAGATGTGATATGTTAACTACATCAGATAATTTTAACAGATTTAATCAACATTCATTTAGTTTAACAATTCCGAAATTACCATCTGTAACGGATTATGCACAATCTACTGCAATCCCAGGCATGACTTTAGGTGAAGCACTTACCGGCACACCTTTTGTAGACAGAAAAGAGCCTGGCGATAAAATTATATTTTCTGTTTTATCCATCACATGTGTTGCAGATGAAGAACTAAAGTTATGGAAAGAATGTTTTGATTGGATATCATCTCTTGGTTTTCCAGAAAGTTATTCTCAATACGGCAGACTTTCGCAAGGTAATACTATTGTTTCTGGAGAAGATGCCTTCTGTGATGGTGTACTCACAATATATAACAACCAACAATCACCAATTTTGCGTATAAATATAAGAGATATGTTTCCAATCGCAGTAAGTGAAATAAACCTTGCAACAAATGATAGTGGAGATGAATCAACATCTTTTGTCATCGACTTACAATACAGGAGTTATGAGGTCGATATTATTATTTAAATTATGGAGTTGTAATGACAGATAAATTAAAAGACTTGATTGAAGAATCAAAAGAAGATATCCAAATCAATTTCCTTGAACTCATTAACGAATTAAACAGAATTCCTACACAGGTTGGTAAGTGGTTAACATATCATCAAGTGCAGAGACAAAAAATGATCTTAATCGAAACAGATTATAAAAAAATGGTTGCACTTAAAACCAAATTCTATATGGGTAAAATGGATGATGATGAAAGAGAGAAATATGGATGGCCATTAGAGGGCACAAAAGTTCTCAAGACAGATTTGCATATGTGGTTAGATTCTGATGACGAATTAATTAAAGAAAAACACAAATATAAAATGCAAGAACAAATAGTATCTTTTATAGAAACTACTATTAATAGTATTCAAGATAAAAAATGGTCTATAAAAAATTATATTGAATGGAAAAAGTGGACTGAAGGTGGGTAATGGATACAGTAGTATCAGTAAATAGATTAAATGATGTTTACGCAGAAATAGATTCAAACGAATTTTTTGCACTCAAAGAACTGGTAGAGTATTTTACTTTTAAAGTACCAGGCGCAGAATTTATGCCGACATATAGAAATAAAGTATGGGATGGGAAAATTCGTCTACTTAATCCTAACTCAAGAAAACTTTATCTTGGTCTTGTACCATTGGTGGAAAAATTCTGTTCTTCAAACAATTATAAATTCGAATATCCAAATTCATACCCAAAAATACCCATATCATCTAAAGAATTAGAATCATTTACAAAACTAGTAAATCCACATTCTGGAGGTAAACCGATTGGATACAGAGATTACCAGATTGATGCAATTAAATCATCTATAAACAAAGAGAGAATATTGTTAGTATCTCCAACTGCATCTGGCAAATCTCTCATAATCTATTCACTAGTTAGATTTTACAACATGCATCCAAATGTAAAGGGTAAACAAATTTTAATTATTGTACCAACAACATCTCTTGTTGAACAAATGTATGGGGATTTCAAAGATTATGGCTGGGATGTTGAAAGATATTGTCATAAAATATATCAAGGACAAGATAAGAGAACTAATAAAAAAGTAGTTATATCTACTTGGCAATCAATATATAAAATGGGTAGAGAATATTTTGACCAATTTGGTGTAGTTATAGGCGATGAATGTCATTTATTTAAGGCAAATTCTTTAAATAAAATTATGGAAAAAATGGTTAACTGTAGATATAGAGTCGGTACGACAGGTACACTAGACGGCACTAAAACTCATAAGTTAGTTTTAAATGGATTATTTGGTGATGTAGAACAAGTAACAACAACTAAAAAATTGATTGACAATAAAACACTTTCTGATTTTAAAATTAAATGTCTTGTTTTAAAATATAGTGACGAAGATAGAAAGTTTTGTAAAAAACATTGGAGTTCGGAACCTAATGCGGGCCCAATGAAATATTCAGATGAAATAGATTGGTTAATTACAAATCAACAAAGACAAAGGTTTATCACCAATCTTGCAGAATCATTGGATGGCAACACTCTAGTTTTATTTAATCAGGTAATAAAACAGGGTAAACCGTTACATGAGTCAATACAAAAAAAGGTGGCAGATGGAAGACCTGTTTTCTATGTATCGGGGGAAGTTAAAACCATAGAAAGAGAAGAAGTTAGAAAAATTACAGAAATTTCTGACAACGCAATTATTGTTGCATCTTATGGTACATTCTCTACTGGCATTAATATTAAAAAACTTCACAACGTTGTTTTTGCATCACCATCAAAAAGTAGAGTTAGAAATTTACAATCGATTGGTAGGGCCCTTAGAAAAGGAAATGGGAAAACTTCTGCAGTTCTATATGATGTTGTAGATGATTTAAAATATAAGACATATCTTAATTTTGCCATGAGACACTTTTATGAACGCATAAATATATACAATGAGGAAAACTTTGACTTTTCCATCCATGAAATAAATATGTATAAGGAAGATTAAATGTCAGAAATTGAAGCCGAATACAGAATTGTAAAATTTGTCAACGGAGATGATGTTATTTCTGAAATTAGAGGCCTTGAAGATACAACAAATGATGTTATCTTTTTGGTAGATGCATATCAAATCCAAACGTTTCAAGTACCTACATCCGAAACCCAAACAGTCGCACTAAGAAAGTGGGCTCCATACACAGACGATATCACTGTACCTGTTAGTTTAAGAAATGTTATTTCTATCTCAAGTGTAAAAAACGATCTACTACAATACTACATCAATATTGCCGAACAACAACGTGATTCTGGTGAACCGTTTATGGACGATATCGAGGAGTGTGGAGTACAAGAACTAGTAGATGCGGAAGAAACGGATTCTCTAACTCAAGATACATTGATAGAGATGTTGAAGGCAAGGAAAAGTACAGTTCATTAATGTATCTAAATGAACTATATTAATATCCTTATTATCAATGGTCACTGACCATTATACACCTTGTCAAGATAAAGTCAATACTTTTTTTGACTTGACAACAAAAAAATTTTATGGTATAGTGTATTAACTTTTTAAGGTGAATTAATTATGAAAAAGAAAAAACAACATTACGTAGACAACAAGAAGCTTCTGGTAGCTATGACTGAGTTCAAAGAATCAGTAGAATCTGCAAAACTCAATGAGACACCTAGGCCTAGAGTACCGCCATACATTGGTGAAAGTATAATGAAAATTGCAGAACATCTATCATATAGACCCAATTTTATCAATTACACATATAAAGAAGATATGATTTGTGATGGTATTGAAAATTGTCTTTTATATATTGACAATTTCGACCCAGAGAAAAGTAAAAATCCTTTCGCGTATTTCACTCAAATTATATACTATGCATTTATCCGTAGAATTCAAAAAGAAAAGAAACAGATGTATGTTAAGTATAAGTCTTTAGAAAATTCTGATGTGGTTGATGAGATTATGCAAACTAGTGATGGTAATCCTATGAAAAATAATTATTTGGATTTTATTCAAAATAATCTTGGTGACTTTCTTTCAGATTTTGAAGAAACACAAAGAAATAAAAAGAAAAAACGAGGTAGAAAACCAAAGGTCGAGAGTACTGGAGAATAGTATATATGAAAGTCGCTTTGATTACAGACACCCACTTTGGTGCTAGGGGTGATAGTATTTTATTTTATGATTATATGATGGAATTTTATAATAATGTATTTTTTCCAGAATTAGAAAAAAGAAATATAGATACAGTCATTCATCTTGGAGATGTTGTTGATAGACGTAAATTTATCAATTTTAATATCTTAACCAGAATGAAAAAAGAGTTTCTTGGAAGATTGCAAGAAATGAATATAACTACCCATATGCTGGTAGGAAATCATGATACATATTTTAAAAATACAAATTCAGTCAATGCAATGAAAGAATTGATTGATGCATCACATCCTAATGCTCCTATCATATATGAAGAAGTAGAAAACATAAAGTTATCAGATGGTACTGATATTCTTATGTTGCCATGGATCAATTCAGAAAACTATAAATCATCTCTTTCTGCAATCAAAAAAACTAAGTCTAAAATTTGTTTTGGACATTTAGAACTTGCAGGCTTTGAAATGATGAGGGGTCTTAAATGTGAAGATGGAATGGACATGAAACATTTTGAAAAATTTGATTTGACATGCTCTGGTCACTTTCATACAAAATCTAATCAGGGAAACTTACATTATCTTGGTACTGCATATGAGTTATTTTGGAGTGATTTTAATGACAGAAAAGGATTTCATATTTGGGATACAAAAACCAATGAATTAGAACATATCATCAATCCATATAAAATGTTTAATAAAATATGGTATGATGATAATACAAAAGTTACCGAAGATTTTTCGCATTTAAAAGACAAATATGTAAAGATAATAGTTAAAGAAAAAAGTAACGCATTTCATTTTGAACAACTTGTAGATCAGATGTATCAAGTTGGAGTCGGAGACCTTGCAATTGTCGAAGATGAGATTGATATTGATTGGGAAGATACTACCGATGAAGATCATGCAGAAGATACAATCGCTCTTTTGTCAAAATATATTGATAATTATGAATTAGAGGTTGACAAAACTAAATTAAAGGTTATAATGCAAGAACTGTATTCTGATGCACTGAGGGGAGAATGATTCGTTGATGTATAGTTATGAGTCCTTTATGAAGGACTGTTTTGGTGAATATGATAAACCTACAATAGAACAGTTTAGAGATGAATCTAGGTTGATATACAATGCTGGAGAAGTTACGTTACGAGATTTTTCTAATAAGTTAGATGATAGTGATTATAGAAAACATTCTTTCGATAACTGGTCAGAAATTCTACATCACGCATATATCACAAATTTTGAAAATATGATGAAGAAATGGTTTATTGCACATGCAGAATGTAATAATCCAGATAAGTTTCTTCGTTTCAATGTCGAGCCATCCAGATATAATATAGAAGATGGATTTATCATAGATGGACGAAAAGAAATCACAAGTGGTAGATTATTAAGAAATATATCATATAAAGGTATATACAAAGAAACAGGAAAAATTAATTCCAATGAAAAGGATACGATGTTAGGTGTCTTTGATAATATTATTAACAATAAATTTAGTGTGTCTGCTTTACTTACACCGAAAGTCTCTGACTTCCTCTCGTCAGGAAATTATGATAGTCTTTTTGCAATGCTTCGCGGCACCGCTAATCGTGCTTCTGTTTTTAATCCATACACTTATTCGTGGATATTAAAAAATGTATTTCCAGATGGTAAAAAACTTTTATCTCCAGTGATGAGTTGGTGTACTCCAGTGATTGGTGTTGCAAATTCTAATTATGATGAATTAGTTGCAATTGATGTAATTCCAGATGTTGTGAATAAGGCTAAAGAACTACACACTTATAGTGAAAATATGAGAAATACCTTTTTTGGTGATGATTCAAAATCTGGTACTTTCTTTTGTTGTCCATCAGAAAAACTTGATGAGAGGTACAAATTTAGTGAAACATATAAAGAATATTTTGATTTGGTGTTTTTTTCGCCCCCATATTATAATTTGGAAGTTTATACTGGAGGAGAACAATCCCACGAATCATGGCAAACCTACGAAGAATGGTTAGATGGATACTGGCGTCCTACAGTAGAATTATGTCATCGTTGTCTTAAAGATGGTGCGACTTTTAGTTTTGTAATTGTTGAAGATTATTCAGAGTTGAATAAAAAACGCATTCCTATTAGTGCTGATATGAAAAGAATTGCATCAGAATATTTTACTTATGATAAATTGATACATATTTCGTGGGGGGGTTTTAGTGCAGCCAAAAATTCTAATGAAAAAAGAAAAAACTTGTTAGAAAATGTACACATACTAAAAAAGGTATAATATGATTGAATTTCAAACAATTAGATGGAAGAATTTTCTATCTACAGGAAACAACTTTACTTCAGTAGATTTAAATAGATCACCAACTACGTTAATTCTTGGAACGAATGGTGCAGGAAAATCAACTATTCTAGATGCATTGACATTT